ATACTCGGATGGCCGGAAGAACGTCACGGACTCCGTTGCATCGTTCTTGTACGCCTCGCCGCTGCTCGAACTGGCCTGCACCGCCAAGCGGACATTCACACGCGCCATGCGGTCAATCTGCTCAGATCCTCCAGCCGACCCGCCGCGAGAGATGCTGTCCTTAATCCACGGATACTTCGCCTTGAGCATGTTCTGACTGCACTCAATCTGGTAACGCGCCCAGCCCATCGACTCCTCTTCGTCATACATGAGCGGAACTTTCCACTCCAGCTTGCCGCCGACCAGTGTTACCTCCCGCCGCGCCGGAATCTCGGTATCTTCGCCATCGGGGTCCATTTCCGTCTCAGGCGATACGCCCTCGGACTCAGGCGCACCATATTCCTCCTCTTTGCGGTCAGGAACCTCAGTACCCCAGCGAGTCTGATCGGCCACCGTGTACGTCAGCAGACCAACGCGGTCATCAGTGCAGAAATATCCAGCCGCTTTCTTTACAACTTCCTTGAGATTGCCTTGGTGGAGGAATACCTGAAGATACTTTTCAGCCTCTTCGCTTGCAGACTGATCCATTGGGTCATCATCGTCAATTGGGGATACCGTTGTGCCCGGAACCTGTCTCGATAACAGCGCCGTAATCTTCTTGTGACGTGCTCCGAACACGTTGCAGCTAAACAACTTCATCGCGTTTTGGGTTTGGAGAATGCTTGCACCACTCGCGCTGGTCGAAGATGCACCAGGCATTCCCCAACCCCTGGCTCCAGCGGTTAGAAACTGATAATTGCGCCGGAACAGTCGCATCTCCCACGCTTGCAACACTTCCCAAGTTCTAGCCGCCGCATCGCTCTTGCTAACGCCCTCACACAGCTCCTCAGCCCCAGACTTATACTCGCCAAGCTCATCGGGGCCAAAGATAGGCTCTGGCGAACACATCCACGGCGTGTAGCGTCCTGGAATATAGCCTTCAGGAAATTCTAAGGGAGTGAGTTGAGGCGTGCTTTCTTCTTGCTGTTCAGGTTCAGCTACCGCTTGATCTTCTGGCATCTATCCCCCGTTCAGCATCGCGCTTGTGGGACTGGAGCTACGCTTCTTCTCAGGCTTTGGCGCGCGTTTCGATAGCTTTCTGCCCTTACTAGCCGCGTCCCATTCGCCCACATTCACGCCCTGCTTCTCTAAAGCAGCCTTGTGCGTGTGGAAATATCCCTCCTGAGCGCGGCTAACGTATGGCATTAGACCACCTTGGGAACGACCGGAACCGGCGCCGGCGGATTCTGGACTACAGGAGCTGGAACCGGCACGACCGGCTTCTTCTCCGCAATCAGCGCATTGACCTTCGCTTCGAGTTCGGCAAACTTCTTGTCCATCTTCGCTTCGAGTTCCAGTGTGGTAGACATTAGTAACCCCTTTCCTCGCCCTCTTCGGACGGTTCGTTGCCTTCTTCGTTGAGGAACTGATCCATCGCAGATTTCAACTCTTCGATGTTCGCGTGGTCGTGGGGTCCGTGTACTTCGCCGCCCTTGTCGATGTGGTGCGAAGTATGCGAGCCATCGTCATGGTGCTCGATGTGGCTGTGAGCCTCGCCAGTCTGCTCGTGCATGTTGCGGAGATGCTCGTGGATTTGCTCATGGTGGGGCTGCATCTCGCCTTCCTGCTCAGCACCCTCTTCAGGTTCAGCAGTAGCCGCCGGACCAGCGGGAGAAGTGGCCTTCGCGGTGCGCCATGCGTCAGCGTTCGTGTACGATTTACCTGCGTGCATCAACGGCTTTGCCATTATCCTTGCTCCTTTTCGAGATCGTGTAACGCAATCGCTTGCACGGTTTCCCAATCCAGCACGCCGGGATTAAACGTCCGATCTGCCGGATTCTGATGCACCACTTTCGATAATTGCTCGATACGGTTCAAGACTGCCATCACTTCCGAGTGCCTGTCGCGCTCCGCCTGCTCCAGTCCTGCAATCAGACGTTTCGTAGCCAGGTCGTCTATCCCTAGCCATCGACGCATCGCAGCCTTAATCCGTTCAAAAAGTCTCATCGGCGCAATTCTACTCCCAATACTGCAATGGCTGTGAAGCTTTTTTTCTGCGCTCGGTTTCCCGAAGTCTCATAAAGTGACGCTCCATAGGGTCGGTGGTCGCCTTAACACGCTCAACCAGCGCCTCATCTCGCGTCTGTGGAAGCGGGTTTACCGAGAACGTCATCGCCAGCATGTCCCCAATATCAGGAGACGCCAGCCCACGCGATTTCATGTCATCCTTCTTTTCAAGCTGAATCTGATTCTTGGACGAGTGGAAATATTCAGGTCCAGTCAGGTCTGCGTCAATCTCTGGGTCATCCGGTATCGATCCTGTTTGCAACCAATTACGCATCCTTCCCCACACTTCTGCACGCTTGTTGTAATACATGAAGATATCGCCGGGCGTATTTCCGCCATGGAACTCTTCCAGCCTAAACCACTCTCTGCGAGCTTCCATCCAGTCAGCCCCATGCAGCCGGATATAGTCAACTACTCCACCGCCAACGCCGTCGCCGTCAATCACGCACGATCTTGGCTCAAGCTCTCGCATGTGCATCATGGTCCGCATCGCTGTCTGGTCCGTCGATAGCCCTCTGAGCTTCTCCAGCACAACAAGCCGCAATCCTTGACGATAGCCAATGACTGTCTGATCGTCTCCGAATCGTGCTACATCGACACTGAGCACTTTGTACGCCTTGCTCTGGTCGCCCACGTCACGCTTACGTGCAGCCGCTACCACGTCACCAGCGATGAACTGGTTACTTCCGGCCCGTGGAAACTCACCGCGAACACGCACACGGCAGAAATCACTATCTTCGCCGTAGTCAGCAATCCATTTATCAAGCTGTGACTTGTTCGTGCCCTCGACGGTGCGCGAGTCAATCTGGCGCGTGACCCATCGGTGCTTGTACTTGCCAAAGCATTCAGGGAATCGACCAGTGTTCTGCGTAGGATTGCCGAACGCGAGCCAGATGATCTCTGTATCCGAGTCAGTTAATGCGCCCTCAGTAACTTCCCATATCTTTGGAGGGATGGAACTGGCCTCGTCGTAGATCACAACAATGCGCTTTCCTATATTGTGCAGTCCTGCGAATGCCTCGGTATTGTTCTCGGACCACGTTTCACGATCCATGCGCCAGCTATTCTCGTATCCGCGCTCGACGGATGTAATCTTTGTTGCCGTCTGCGCCCACCAATGCGCGTTGATAGCTCTCCCGAACCACTTCGTTACCTCGGGCCACGTCTTAGTCGTAAGCTGGCTCTCTGTGTTCGCTGTGACCATCACCCTGCAATCGTCACACGTAGACATCGCCCAATTGGATATCATCGCTATGAGCGCAGACTTGCCAATGCCGTGGCCGGACGATACCGCGATATTAAGCGGCGTGAATCGCTCACGACTCATCAGGTGATGACCGATTATCTGGAGGATATCGCGCTGCCAGGTGCGAGGCCCGTTTGATCCTTCAAGGTCGCCGATACCCCATTGCCAAGCGTATTTAGCAAAGCCCAGAGGATTACGGCAGAATCGACCTATATCAGATACGAGTTCGCTTTCGGCATTCATTATTCAGGAGTCTGCTTGCGAGCAGCCGAGATGCGCTCGGCCAGCCTTATATCAACGCCGCCACTCAACTCTACCTTTTTAGCTGGGTCATAACTCCTAGGTTTGAGCATCTGCATCATTCTGAGACGAGCGTCAATCCTTACACGTGATCGAGCTGCAGCCTCTTTATTGAATACGGGACCAAACTTCGTCATTGTCCAATCTTCATCCTGTTCGTCCGCTATCGCTATGATTTGATGCGATATGTAATCGGCCATATCTTCACGGGCGCGTGCGAGTTTCTCCGCGAACTCAGGATGTTTGTCTTTCCATTGGTAGATTGTTGAATATCCAGGCATTTCTGAATCTTCACAGATTTTGAGGAGTGATTCAGCTTTTGCGAGGCGTTCGCAGATTTTCTCGCATATCGCCGGATCGTAATCGCTTGGCCGTCCCATGCTGAAAATAATAGCACGGCTGTCAAATTTATCGAGATGCGGGAATCTGGACGGACGTAGCTTTTCAGGGTTTCGTGGTGATTTGTGTGGTGATATGCGTGCCCCACGCTACAGGGCCGTTCTGCCTGGTCCAAGTTTCTCCGCGTATTCGACGGACGGTAAGTATGCCTACCGGGACGGCCTGGGTTAAGCTACGGCAACCAATTCGCACCACAACCGGAGTAAGATAGCGCAATTGAGAGGTGGAGTCAATGAGTGTGAGTATGTGGCGTTCGCTGGATTCGGCGCGAGCCGCTCTAAAGAAGATGCCAAAGCCTACGAAGCCTCTTGATTTGAGAGTTATCCAACCCTATGTTCCACGATTTGAGTATGGCCGTCCTTGCAAGTATGGGCACCGTGCAATCTACATGGTGCCCGGTGTTTACTGGTGCGGATGGTGCGCTGCCAAGCTGTAGCCCTGTGCATAACTCTGCTTTAACTATTCTCTTCTCAACTCTATTTACTACGCCGTCATGCTTATACAACTATTTCTCATTTCGCGCTTGACATGATTATATAACATCCTTATAGTCATTTCAGTTCGGAGGATTGAGATGATTCAAGAGTTCTTACAGTTCGTCGATATTATCAGAACTGAAAGGGGAATGATGAGCATAGTCATAAAACACCGATTTACCGATGCCGTCCTGTTCGCGTCCGAGTGCGACACTTGGAAAGCTGCCGCCGACCTGCGTTACGCCGACCTGCGTTACGCCAACCTGCATTCCGCCAACCTGTATTACGCCAACCTGCGTTACGCCAACCTGCGTTACGCCGACCTGCGTTACGCCGACCTGCGTTACGCCGACCTGCGTTACGCCAAGAACATTCCCGTATTAGCAGAACGCCAATCCTCGATTGTCCCTGAAGTTGGA